TCCAGTAAGCCACCCGCTTGCCACCGGGCGTGAACTCGATCCCGGCGCGGATGACGTTGCCGTTTTTGGTGGTTTCGAACTTGTCATGCGGCACAAACTCCGGGGCCAGGATCTGAAGCTGCAGCGGTACCGCGAGGCCTTCGTCCAGGCTGCGTGGTCGTAAGCGCACGAAGCATTCACCCGAAGTTTCGACAGTGCGGGCAACGAGCGCCTGCTGACCGTTGAAGTCGGTGCGCTCATCGGCGTCCGACTCATCGACCCAGTCTTCCCAAAGTTCCTGCAGCAGTTTGCGCAGGACGTCGTCGTCGGTTTTCGGTCTCGGTGTGATGCCACTACCGATCAAGTTGCTGACGCGCTTGTCGATCACATTGAAGGCATACGGGTCATTGCGAACCGCTGCCCGAGAGCGCGAACGCAGGTTGCGCAGTGCCGGGGTGTTGATGCTGTTGACTCCGTTGTCGGGAGCATCCCAGCCAGTGGATCGGCGGCCCTCTCCGGCGCCTTCGTAACTGGCCTTGATGTTCGACGGCAGCACGAATCCATTACGGGTTAGCGTCGGATAGTGACGGGCCATTACACGCCTTTGCCTCCGTGGTAGAGCCTAACCACGCGTGAGCGCGGGCCGGCTGCATTGATCAGCGAGGACCGAATTTCCTCACGAGCTTTGAGCAGCTCGTCGACGGTGCGGTACTCCACGGTGCGGTCGGTATAGCGCACGGTTTTCTCACCGCGAGCGATGGCCGCCTCAACGGCGTCGAGGTGCTTTTGGGTAAACGACATATCAGCGTCTCTTCAGGTAGCCGCTGCTGGAGCTGCGGCGTTGAGGTGGCGGTGCTACGGGTCGCGAGTGCACGACCGGTGCAGCAGTGTTTTGCGGAGCCGTTTGCGGTACAGCCACGGGGGTGGGCTGCCCAAGGTTGCTGACACGCTCGCCCTGAACAGGCTTGATGCCCAGCGCGTCGTCGAACAAACCGGACTGCGCCAAGGACTGACGCACCCGTTCCCAGTCGTGTTCCTTGTAGCGATTGAGGCCCAGGTAATGAGCCATGGCCAGGCAGTACACCATCAGGTCGAGGGCTTCGTTACGCTCGGCCTTACCCTTGACCCACTCGATCCGCTTGTGGCCACGTACGTAGCGCGCGATCTTGCGCTCTGCCACGCACTGATCGAAGAAGTCGTCCGGCAGGTCATTGGCAAAGTGCAATGCACCAGGTCCAGAATCGAACGGATAACGGTTGTAGATCCAGTCCTTCGCTGTGTCGGTACCGACGAACCACAGCTCGGCGCCGTTGCGTTCGGTCTGTCCTTTCCAGGTCACGTCGACCATCGAAGGGCGCTGGGCAATCACCGGCCTGCCGGGCTTGCTCGCCCCCTTGATGGCGAACACGTTGCGCCAACGGCGGACGCGGCAGAACTGATAAACCTCGTCGGTGTGGTGACCGCCGGAGTCGACAGCCGTCGCGAGAATGCCCAGGCCGACTCCGCACGGATGGCGATATTTAGCCTTGAGCAATTCGTCCAACGCCGCCCAGGTACGTTCGTCAGCGGGATCACCCGCGACAATCTGGAAGTCGACGACCCAGCGTTCCATGCCCACGCCCCAGCCCATCGCCATGAACTCCAGGCGGTTGGCCTGAACGTCGACAGCGCCAGTGAGCATCAGCACGGCGGACGGCAGCGAACCAAGGGTGAAGCCTTCCAACCGCGCCCGAGCTCTCAGCGTATCGGCCTTGGTTTGCTCTTGCGCGCTGTCCCAGACCTTCGCCAGGCGGGTGTTGTAGAACACCTGCATCGGCTCAAGGTCGCCTTTGGCCTGGGCCTTTTTGGCCTTTTCGAATTGCTTGGCCAGCGACTTCCAGTCCATCCAGCCGAGCGGCGAATACAGCGCATTGAGATGGAAGCCGACTGTCTCGCCATCACCTTCGCCATGGGCACGCCACTCGCCCTTGGCGAGCATTTCACCCTTGTGGTATTCGTCGATCAGCACGTCGCACTCAGGCCCGGCGCACTCGTAATGCACCACGCTGAAGTCCTTCGAGTAATGCAGTCGCTCCCATTCGAGGATTTGCATGTGCCCGCAGGTCGGACACGGCACGTAGTAGTAACGTTGGTCGCTGCCCTCGAACAGATCGGAGATCCGCGACGCACCCTTGATCGTCGGCGAGCTGGAGAAGTAAAACTTCGCATTGCGGCCGAACGTACTACCCCGTGTTTCCGCGAGCTCAATGGGGTCGCCCTCTTCGCCGATATCCACTTCCCAGCGGTCAATCTCATCGCCGTAAACGTAGCGCGCCGACAGCTCCGACAGGTTGGCGGCCGAGCCCGCCGTGGTGACGTACAACGATCCACCCTCGAACTCTTTGGTGTCCATGGTGTTGCGCGAATCTCGCGAGCGGCTGGATGCTACCCGTTCACGCAGTACCGGGGTGGCCTTGATGGTCTTGCCGATCCGCGAAGACACCCGCTTGGCCAGGCCCAGGCTCGGCAACAAGGTCAGGATGTTGGATGGCGCCATGTGGATCAAACCGCCGATCCAGTTCAAAGCGATCTGCGTTTTCATCAGCTGCGAGGCCACCATGGTGACTACGCGCTTGCAGGGGTGAGCCGGCGACAAACAGCGCATCGGCTCGCGGGCATACGGTGTTCGTGAGGTGCGGTACTGGCCGGGCTCGGCGGCGCCGGTGTCACGCGGAATGCGCATGTACTCGTCGGCCCACTCATCGACCCAGACGTCAGGGTCCGGATGCAGCCCACGAAAATACGCCTCCCGATACACCTCTGCACCGTTAGGGATTTCCGTGGGCATGGGATTAACTCGTGGTCAGGGCGTGTTCAAGATCCGCCGAGGACAAGCGCTCTGCATCCTCAAGCGAGCGACGGATAGCGGCCGTCAGGTGCTTTTCGATTTGCCAAGGATCGGACATGACAGCGAGCTCCGGCGCGAGTTGTGGTGGCATGCCCAGTAACTGGTCACGCAACAGGCGACCCGCGTTGAACGCACCCGTTTCCACCGCGACGCGTTCGACCAGGGTGCCCTGCTGTTTGTGAAAGTTGGCTTGCTCTTGCAGCGCCAGGTAGTGCTCCCGCAGAGCGCGAGATTTCTGAAAGTCCACCGCCTGCCCGGCTTGCGGCACCGCAGGTTCTTCGGCGGCAGTTTGAGCTTCCCGCTGAAGGCGAAGCCGGTCATGTCGCTCGGCGACGGCCGCTTTGCTTGGATCGGCAGACTCAGCCAACAACGCTTCAGTGGCTTCGAGGTCAATCTTGCCATCGTCAGTCAGCACCAACCGATCCTGATTAGCCAACTTGGAAACGTAGGATTTGGCCCAGCCACGCCGTGCGGCAAACTCCGTTTTGCTGATTACAGTCATGAAGGAATGTCCTGTTCACCTAATGAATACGGGGAGTTCACCTGTTCACCCCAGTTCACTAAGCTGGTGAACTGTCCGCTAACACTTTCCCGCGGGTTTGCGACCCCGTACCCCTCGAATAACCCCAGGGTCCCCGGCGATTTTCGGACGCCCGGACGGGAAACATTACCCCTGTTCACCCCCTGCAGGCGGCACTTCGCAAACGCCAAGCCGCTTCGCAGCCCAGCGCTCGTACAAGCCGATGGCGACATCCGCGCCGGCCATCGCAGTCAGGCAACCCAAACTGCCCGCCGCCCAGATCGACATGCCAGCAGCGATCATCAGCATCATCGCCGACACCCCGCAGGCAATACAGGCACCGGACCGCAGCGCCAGGCGTCGCAACAACACCCATCCCCGTGCCCCATCCTTGTCGGCCCGCCACATCTCGCCTGATACGCCGCCGACCAAGGCCAGGACGATCACTAACCAGATTGGCATCTCTGCCAGCGCTTGCTGCTCGTTCGTCATCGCCCTACTCCATAAACGCAAAAACCCGGCGCAATGGCCGGGTTTGGTGTGTGGTGCCTGCCGCTCTCTGCGGTCGCACCTATCGAAGATGGGTACTTTTTACAGGTGGATTCCGGTGGCAGCAACCCCACTTTAATGCCACCCGGTGAATAAGTGGGTAACGCAGGGTGAACGTCTAGCGAATGTCGGCGAATACAACACATCGGCTATCGCTTTTATTATCCCGTCCTACCTGTCCCACTATTCAGAGTCGAAGTAGGACAGCTACAGCCCCCTAAATTCGGGGCTCCGCCCTACTGTCCTACCTTAATTAACTTTTCCTTGTGTATAGAGAGAAAGCTAAAAGCACGCATGCGCGCCATGGGCGCGACTACGTGCCCGCTATGCTTACGTGTGCATGGTGCGGGCAAAGGTTGGACAGTAGGACAGCCCAGCAATGGCGCGGCCTGCACTTGTCCGACTGCATTAAATGGCAGTCGGACAAGGCCGGACAGTAAGACAAAGACGGACGGAGTGACGCCAGGAGTCATGCAGCCCTCTCCAGCAGCAGGCTATAAATGTGCAGGTTCGCTTCATGCAGACGCTGGTAGTAGGTGT